CAGATAGAACTGCCAGCTTCCCTCTCTGTCAGAAAACACAGGGTATCCGGTCAGGCCATGCGACAGGTCTGCCACGCCGCTGCGCCCTTCAATGTCGAGGGTCATCGTTTTTTCAATCGGAGGTTGTACGATTGGCCGACAAACAGGAATCAGATGGAGGTCGCGGTAGGTGTGCAGGTAATCGAACTTCACTTCCGAAAACACAACGGTGCCCGAAAAGAGCAGCGTCTTGTCGTCGTTGTAGTATTTGCTGCCTCTGGTAATATCCAGATACTCGTTCTCGATGACCTGCCCGCTCTGGACACTCGGAGGGTAAAAGTTGTTCGCTGCTGCGAAATAAAGCTGGTACTCCACGCCTTTCTCCAGCAAAATGCCGTCCATCGCAAGAGAAATCGCGTTGTCGCCCCGGATAATGTCCACCGCCTTGTCGATGAGCATCTTATCGGAACCATACTTCCGCAGCACAATGCGCATTTTGCCCTGTACGTAGCCTTTTACGGTAAACTCCAGCTTCTGCAGCCGTAGTCCGTCTTTTTTGGCCGTCAAAGGCATAAAGAACTCGGCTTTGGCAGGATATGTGTTCCATGCCGGAGCCGTGCCGTCGTCGCCCTTGGCTGTCTGCACACGTACGGTTTTGCCCTCTGAGGCGTCCTGATAGCACCCGATTTGGATGCCGTGCGGAATATTCTCCATCTGATTCTCCTTTCTCGGTCATTCGTGACCGTAATTTTCCGGTGGTTTGAGACTGTACGAAATCACAGCCTTGATTTGTCCCGTCGAATCGGTCGTGTAGCTGCTCACCCAGCACCGGCCTCGGTAGGTCGTCACGTTTCCGCTTCCGTCCGGCACATCCACCAGCATCCGTCTCCCCTGCAAGTAGTGGAGCAGTGCGTGGTAGGTCGCCGTCCATGTGGAAGCCGTGTCCATCCAGCCGGTGCTTTCGGGCCGATTCCAGCCGTTTTCAATGTAGCAGTCCCAGAACGTGTGGCTCTGGCCGTCCGGGACGTAATAAAATTCCCATGAGCCTTCCGAGTTGGAAAAGAGCCTGTTTTTCAAGGGGCTGTACTCAATCGTGCCGTGCCACGGAGGCGCATCCAGCGTCGAGGTCTTCTCGTTGAAGGGTTCAATCATCAGCGGACTGCAAGGCACAAGATTCAAGTCTCCGGTTCGGAAGGTCTTCACCGGATTGTCTGCCGGGATGTGAAAGGTAAGGCTCGTGTAGCATCCAGCGCATTCCGGTACGACCGTCTGTGTGATGCTCATCGCTTACCATCCTTTCTCGATAATATCGCCCACTGCATCGTTCAATTCGCCTTTCAGCTCACCGACAACTTTGCGGGAGTTCATCACGACTTTCATCTTGCTCATAGCTTTCGTGATGCCGTCCATCCGTTCGCCCAGAGCGTTCACGGCTTCCACAACGTCCCGGTTCGACTGGGCACTTGCAGAAGAAGATTCCGCTCCATTTTGATTTTTCGGCTTCGACTCGATGCTTCGCGCCATCCGTCCGGTCACGGTGGCCGCCATGCTGATGGTTCCTCGTCTGTCAGCGAAAGCACTGTTCAGCCATGCACTGCCCTTCGCCGCATCCGAAAGGTCTACGACGGGCGTGATGCTCGGCCTGCTGTCAATGTCGCTGTTGAGGTAGTTGGAAATCCCGTCGGTCGCAGCCTTTGCGCTCTGAAGCACCGCACTGCCGACCTTGTTCATGCCGTTTTCGGCCCGCTTCTCGGTCGAAACGATGCCGTTCGTCAGGCCCTGCCCGATGTAAACGCCCATCTGTGCCATGACGCGGGACGGCGAATGAATGCCAAAGAATCCCTTGATGCCGTTCAGGATGCCGCTGCATACGCCCTTGACGCCCTTCCACAGACCGCCTGCGACCGTTTTGATGCCGTTCCACAGTCCGCCGACGACGTTCTTGCCAATGCCCACAGCACCGCTCACGACGCCTTTCAGGCCGTTCCAGACACCGCCTGCAACATTCTTCACGCCATCCCAGAGACTGGACGCTTTCTCCTTAATCCAGCTCCATGCGTTGCCGACAGATTCCTTGATTTTATCCCAGTTCTTCACGACAGCCGTGCCAACGGCGACTGCACCGGCTGCGACAGCGCCAATCAGCAGGCCGTGCGGGCCAATCGTCGCCGCCACCTTCATGACCGATGTGCCAACTTTGCCCAGTACGTCCGTTGCCGCGCCGCCCATTGCACTCATGGCTTTCACGCCTTTTGATGCAGTATTCACCGCAGCAGCAGTTTCACCGGTGCTCTGCATGGCGGCAATCAGTCCTGTGCTTCCGGTGCCAGCCGCATTCACAGCTGCCATTGCTTTGTCGGCACTGCTCTTGATGCCCAGAATCTTCTTTCCCCAGTTCCACAAGGTCGAGAGGATTCCGCCCGAAGAAGAACCGGAGCCGCCGCTCGCACTGCCCAACAACCTCGTCAACAGCTGTGCAAGCAGGCCGTTTCCGCTGAAAGCCGACTTCAACGCATTGCCAATCGCTTCGGTCAGAGTCTTTCCGAAGTCGGTGCCTACCACGTCAAGAACCGCAGTCAGGCCGCTTGCCACAGCATTCGCCCAATCGCCGTTCATCGCAGCGACAATGGCGTTCATTGTGGCCGAAATGGTCTCCGATGCACCTTCTCTCATGTAGATGCCGACCGTGTTGGACAGGTTCTCCGCCACCTTCGGGAAGCGGTTCTGCACCTTTTTCCACACGGCACTGAATCCATTTTGAATTGGCTTCCAGTTCTTCGCAATGGCGTCGCCCATCTGCATCATGGCCTGCTTGGTCGCGTCGCTCACGTCGAATGCATCGGCCAGATTGCCCATGTAATCGGCGAACGTCGAGCGGGTGTCCATGATTTTCTCGTAAGCATCCAGTGCTTCGTCGCTGTCCTTGGCATATCCCTTGTCGAGAACTGCCTGATACTCCTCCTGCGCGATTCGCACTTTCTCCAGCTGGAAGCGCATATTCGTCATGGCGCTCGTCACGCCCATCAGCGCAGTCATTGTGCCCTGCGTTGCGGCGCGGCGTGCCTCCAGACTGTCTTCGCCGTACTCCTCCACAGCGGAAGCGTATGCGTCGGCGCGTCCCGAAAGGCTGCCGTCGTTGTACAGCTTGTCCAGCAGGCTCTGGCGCTTCTGTGCAGCGGCAATGCGGTTATCATAGTAACTCGAAAGGTTCTCGTATGCTTCCAGCTGAGCCTTCGTCAGCTCATTTTCCAGCTCTATTTCGTCGGTTTTGGCTTCGAGATAGCTCTGGTACATCTGCTGTGTCACGAGGCTTGCTTCACCGAGGGCATCTTTTGTCTCCACCCACGCCTTTTCTGCGAGGGCAGTTTTTTCGCTCTGAATGGCCAGCCGCTTGTTGATGGCCTCGATGTTTTTGTTGCTCTTTTCGGTGACAGAAGCGGTCTTCTCGTAGGTGTCCGCCCAAAGCTGGTATTCGCTCTGCGCCATCTTGTCGTCCGTCTCGTACCGCTCGATTGCCGCCTTGTAGGTATTCTCGAACTTTTCCTGCTGTAAATCGATGAGGTTTTTCTTCTCATCCAGCAGGGTCGCGTAGGCGTCCTTCGTCTTGTCGTCGCTGGCACCAACACGGCTCACCAGCTCGTCGTACTGTCTCTGTGCGATTTCCACCCGGCTCGTCTGAAGCTCGATGGATTTCGCCAGCGTCTCACCCTTTTTGTCAATGAGGGCTTCAATGGAAGCGGTGTCGCCTTCGCCTGCTTCCCAGAGGCTGTACTCCTTGCTGGCCGCATCCTTCAAATACTTGTTGGCTTTCAGCTCCTTGGTGTACTTCTCGGCAATTTGTTCGGCGAGCGTCTTTCCTTTCGAGCTGGAGCTTTTGGTCTTTGTGGTGCCGGCATCCGCGCCGCTTGTGCCGTCGTCGAGATACTGGTCATAGAACGCCAGAATCGCATCGTCCAGCCCAAGCCGGTCTTTTCCGTGGTATCCGATGATGCCGCTGATTCGGTCAGTAAACGAGTTCTTCAGGTTTGCGGGTATCTGCTCCACAGCCTCTTCCCAGCTCATCTCCTTGTGGAGAACTTTCTGCACAAGGGTCGCAAAGCTGTTTTCGGTCGGAATGTTCAGCCCGTTCTTTCCAGGATACGCCTTGGAATCATCCGGGATATATTTGTCGAATGCTTTTTGCTGTGCCTCGTATTGTGCCTTGTAGTAAAGCGGATTCGTCGGGTCATTCTTCAGCGGCACGCTATTTCCGCCGACGGTATATCCGCCCTTGGATGTCGCAAGCCCGAAGGTCTGTGCATTTCGGAATGCATCATACAGCTCAGCAACCTTCGTACGCACAACCGTAAGTGCTTCGTCCAGCCCATCCGTCATGCCGTCCTTCACTTCGCAAGCGGCATTGTAGCTTTCATCATACAGGCTCTGCCGTGCGTCTTCGTCGCTCATGCCAAGAATCGCACCCTCAAGGATGTTCTCGGCGTCGTCTTCGGCCACCTGACTCGGGGAATGGATTTGCCAGAAATCCGTAAAGACCTTCCGCATGGAAGATGCAATCGTCCCGATGGAAGTCTTCAGCCGCTCCATCAGGCTCTGGTCTTCGATGCCAAGGGCAAGTCCTTCTGTGATGTACTGGCCAAGCTCCTCGAATACTTTGGAAGGGCTGTTGATGTCAGTCTCCTCTTTGAACGTGTCAATGGTGTCATTGGCCACTTCCTTCGCTGCATCGGTCACAAGACCTTTGTTTTTCAGGATTCCATTTTGAGTTCCGGCATCGAGGTTCTTGCCAATCTCTTTACCGGCTTTTTCGTACTCTTGGCCTTCATCCTTGCCAATCTCGCCGGCCTTGTTTCCGAACAGAGTCTTGATTTTGTCAATCAGCCATCCGATGGGTCTGTCCGTCGCAGTAATCATGTCCTGAAAATCTGCAATCAGGTAGTTTCCGAGCCGCGTGCAGAGGTTGTTAATGAGCTTGAAGCAGGCCACGATAAGCTCTTCAGCCAGTGTTTCAAGTGCAGTGCAAATCGGTTCCGCCGAGCGGATGATGACGTCGCACAGAATGTATACAATCGCATAGAGTGCATCGGCAATCTGCTGCCTCGAATTGTAAATCGTTTCGCAGAATGCCTGTATCAGTGCGGTCAGCGCGGAGGCAATGTCCGGTGCAGCGCTTACAATGGCCTCACAGAACGGCCGCAGGAACTGCGAAAAGATGCCCAGCACCACCAGTCCGATGCCAATGTCCTTCAGTCCCTCGCCAAAGTCCTTGAACGCCTTTGTCAGAGTAATCAGAGCAACACCCAGCAGGGGCGCTTTTTCGAGAATGAAGCCTGCGCCATACAGGATGGCAAATGTTCCCGCCAGTGCAGCAGCGGCCATCGCAAGGCTCTGCCAGTTCACAAGGTTTGTAAAGACAGCGCAGGCGGCAGCAACCACCAGCAGTGCCGTGCTCATCTTCAGCAGAGCTTCTGACGTCGAGAAGGAGTTCTTGCACGCTTTGCCGATTGCCCACAGAGCCGTACCAAGAACTGTCAATCCAAGTGCTACAGAAGCTAAACCGACACCAAGTGCCGCTATTCCGTCCTCTCCGCCGCCAATGTACGCAAACGCCGCCACCGCACCTGCCAGTATGGCCATCGAGGCGGCAAGCCCCATCATGCTGGCGGCCATCTTGACGTCAAATTCCTCGATGACCTTTTTCATGATTGCCGCAGCACCCAGCAGCAGTGCGCCGAGTACCACCACCTGCGCGCCTCCCCAGAGAGCCTGCTGCCAGTCAATGGTGCTCAGCTGTACCGCGACGGCACCCAGCAGTGCAACGGCACCGGCCATAACCAGCAGTCCTGCACCGGAGCCAAAGGTCGTGTCAGCGGCCAGACGTCCCATAACGGCCATCATCCCCATCAGGCTTGTCACAACCACGGTCGCCGCTGTGACATCACCATTGGCATTGGCAATCATGCTCACGGCCTGCGCTACAATCAGCACTGCTCCCGCTATGGCCACCATGCTCATGGCCGATGCCATTTTGATTCCGCCAAGGGTCTTCTGGCAGGCCATCATAAACCACGACATGGCCGTAAGGTCCAGCATCAGTCCGGTGATTGCAATTCCTGCTTTCAACAGACTGCTGCTGTTTATTTCGCTCAGGGGCTTCACCGCGCTTGTCAGCAGCTTCAGTGCCACGCCTATGGAAGTCATTGCGACAGCTGTTGAAAGAATCGCCTTATAACTCAGTGCCAGTGTTTTGCCGTTGCTTACCACAGTCAGTCTCTGCATCACCATGACCAGTGACAGCATCATGGCAGTAAAGCCGCCTATGACGGTCACAAAGTCAACGACGCTGCCCTTTCCGATGGCGTCCATCACAACCGCGATGCCGTCCGCGATTTTCTTGATGGCGATGCCGAATGTCACCAGCGCCGCAGCGGTTCCAAAGAGTCCTGCCGTGTTCAGCGCTTTCATCTTGATGGCATCCACCGCTTTTCCCAGCGATATGGCCGCAGGCTGAAGCACTTTCGCCGCGTAGACGAAAAGCAGAACACCCGAGAGCGTAACAGTCGCAATATCCCAGAAACGGTCAGGGTCGATTCGGCTCATCAGATACATGGCACCTGCCAGAATGGCCATTGCACCCGCAAGGCTGATAAGGGTCTTGTTTGCCTGATTCTTGGAGTATTGCTTGATTGCCGAAGTCAGGGCATTGAAACTTCCGCTCACCGAGTTCAACAGTGCGCTAATCGGCGTTTCCAGCATCTTCTTCAGGCTCTTGCCCGCCTTTGCAAGCTCGCTGATTGCGTAGGCCATCAGACCAACGTCCACCAAACTTAAAAGGCGGTAAATATCCGTCCCGCTGATGGAGTCAAAGCCCTGCTTGAGCGCTGTAAAGAACGCCTTCACCGGCTCGTACACTCTGTCAGCTGCGCTGCTCACAGTTCCCGCCGACTCCTTGAACTCCTTTGCGAACGCACTCACCGCCGCGCCCACAATCGCAGGCAGGCTGGTCAGTATGTCGGTGTATCCCATCAGGCTGTCTTTCTGCCCGGTCACAAAGTCCGCAACAGCGCCGAGAGTCTTGTTTACGTTCTTTTTCAGCTCGCCCAGTGCGCCGCCGACAACAGCGGTCATGGTGAGCGCTCCGGTGCCGATTCCTTCCAGCACATTCAACAGGGTGTTTACTGCTGTCTTTGCACCTTCCGGCAGGCTGTCCGCCCATTTTGAAATTTCGTCACGGGTCTCTCGCAGTTTTGCACCGATGCCTGCTTTCAGCACCGAGCCGAGGCTTTCCAGCGGATTGAGCAGTTTCTTTGCACTCTTCTGTGCGGAGTCAAGCTTCTCGCCAAGGCTCCCAGTGCCGAGCAGAATGTCCTGCAATTCCGCTATGAAGCCGCCCATATTCCCCGCTACTTCGAGGAAAATTGCGCCCACCGGCCGCAGAACATCCACAAGTGTACTAAAAGCTTTTGCGCCGGTCTTTACCAGCGTATTCAGCATGGTAAGCGGTACCTTGACGACGCTGAAGATACCCTTGAAGGTTTTCTTCAGATTTTCCGCACTCTCGTCGCTGATAATGAGCTTCTGGGTCATCACATCCAGCCCTTCGGCAATGGAATGGATTTGCTCGCCACTCGTGGGCGGAAAAATCTCGGTGAATGCCTCATGGACAGATGCCATCACCTTTGCAATGCCATCCCAGATGTTCCAGAGGCTCTGCATCAGGTGTTCCCGGCCAGATACCTCGGTCATCTTGTCCGCATAGTGTTCAAGGTCGAGCGTTCCGTCCTCAACAGCTTCGTTCAGCTTGAGAAATGCCTCGTAGTCGTTCTTGATGTACTCGTATCGGGGGTCATCTTCGCTGGTTTGTTTCATCAGCTCTTCGTAGGTAGCAATCGTCTCCTTCAGGCTCTTGCCCAGCAGTCGGGCGTCTACCTTTCCCTGCTGGAGCGCCTTGCTGAAGCTTCCTGCCTCCTGAATCGACTCTTCCGTGACTGCACCATTCGCCAGCGCCACTTTCTCAAGAGCCGCCGCGTAAATGTCTGCTTGGTCGCCGAATGCATCCCGGAGCTGCTGCCAGCCGCTGTCGAGGCCTTCTTTCAGCCTGTCGTTCAGCTCTTCGATGGGCGGCACGAAAATGTCATACAGCCGGTTGGAAAGCTCCGTCCAAGTGCTCGTCGCCTCTTCCTTGTTGCCGAAGATGGTCTCAAATACCGCCATCCATTTTGAACTGACGGCATCCTTGGTCGAGTCAACGGCTTCCCCAAAGCTTTTTGCCTGCTGTGCCGCCAGCGCCGCACGCTCTGCCAGCTCTCCGTACTGCCCCTTCAGCTGCTCCAGTGCTTCCGAGCTGGTCATGCCCGGGTTCTTCTGGGTCAAGTCATAGGCTGCTTCCATCATGGAGGCGTACTTTTCAAAGGTCTTTTCCATAACCTTCGTAGTGGCCCACTTCTTCGACAGGGTGTTCTCGAAGGTGGCAATGGTCACTTCGCCTTCCTTGATGGTTCCCAGCTCAACAGCCGTGTCAATCAGTTCCTGCTTCAGAGCCTTTGTTGCCGTACCCATCAGGTTCAGGCTCTTCCAGTCCATCAACTGCAAATATCCGGCACTGTAGCTCTGAATCAGGTTTCGGATGGTACTCTGGAAGGCAAGGCCGCTTTTGCCTGCGTCGGCAGTCGCGTTGGCAATGCCCATCACCATCGTGACCATCTTCTGCAAATCACCGCCAGAAGCAGTTGCCTGCGAAATCGCGCTGGTCATCTCGTTGAAGCTGAACGAAGTCTCGTCCGAGTACCACATCAGCTTGTTGAGATAGCCGTTCACGGTATCGATGCTCTTGCCGGTAGCATTCATGATGGTCTGGACGTTGCCGGTCTTTTCGGTATACTTGTCCCATCCCCGCGCAATGTTATCGACGGACAGGTTCTTCACCATCTGCTCGCCCGTGGAAATCACTTTATCAGTGATGCGCTGCATGACCGTAAAGGCAACGACGTCCAGTGCATCAAACTTTGCCTGCACCCGGTCGAGGCCTCTTTCCATGCCTGAAAAATCGACATTCTCAGAGGCATTCTGCACCTGCTCCAATCCCTTGGCCGCGCCTTTGAACTGGAGCTTTTCTTTCAGCCTGTCGAGCGTCCGCATGGTCTGCCGGCTGTTTTTCTCAAACTGCGCGTTGTCGAAACGCATTTCTACTACGCGCTGGTCTATCTCCTGACTCACTCTCGCCTTACCTCCTCCCACGCTCTCTTCGCTATTTCGTCAAAAATAGGGCGCATGGCAGGGTTGATGTAATCTTTCCCTTCCACGTACCCTCCGTTTCGCGTGCCGTGTCCGTATTGCAGCACCACCGCAATCGGAACACCGTCCACGATATTCGAGTTTGACCAAATGATGGAAATGCTGTCTTTTCCTCGCTCCACCTTGTAGCTCCAGCTTGCCGCAGTCTTTCCCGTCTTTTTAGGAGTTGCTGCTGCCAGAGCATCCACACCCCTCTGACCATATCCGGCCAGTACTTCGTCCAGTTTTCCGGCGCTTACCCGTTTCAGAAAGCGCTCCGTTTTCCTGAACCCACCCTTTTGGCGGAATACGATTACTTTCGGCATTCCCAATCACCCTCTTGTGCCAAGCGCCTTTTTCCGTTTGGCATTCAGTGCTCTCCGCTGCGCATTCCGCTCGTTCCGGGACACTTTCTTCGCAGGTTTGTGCTTTTCCTCACAGACACGAATCAGTGTGAGCAGTCGGTTCAGGTGCCATTTTTCGCACTCGAACGGGATGCCCAGCTCCACCATGTCATAATAAAGGACCTCGCTCGTCGGTACACTTCCAGTGCTTTTCCGTGAGCGAGGCCCTGCTGCTTTTTCTTTTTCGTCCTCACGAAACCACGTTGCGGTCATGGGGTCGTTGATATATGTATAAATAGCCGTACAGTTTTCTTCCGTCAGGCGGGCATAGACATCATCCGGGACGCCTTTGTTCAGCGTCATGCAGCGGACATAATCCTGCATCTGCTCCGGGGTCAGCCCGGTTTTCTCGGTCAAAAACGGTACGTGCCACTTGCTTTCCCATTTAGACAGGGAGAGCAGCGAGTGCTCAAGCACCAGAGTTGCGGCCTTCCGGCAGATAAATTCCTCCCGGACTGCATCCCAGTCTTCCTTACCGGGTACTTCAATGGTCAGCATCTCGTCACTCTCCCTGTCGTGTTTATCAATAGGTGTCTATTCGGATAGGATTACTGCTGGTTCGCAGTCGGATATGCAATCGGAGCGCCTGCACCAGCGCCCACAGCAGTCGAAACAGCCGCAGCAGCGGCCTTTGCGTTGTTCTCAGCGGCCATCTTCTTCACGTCAGCGCCCATCACGGCGTCCATGAACTTTGCCGCACGCTCGGGGTCCAACGCCAGACCAACGTACAAATCGGAGTAGGCCTGCGTTGCAACAAAGTCAGCGGTGATTTCGGGGCTCTTCTCGAACTTGCGGCCGTCCAGACTCTTGCGGCCATATGCCTTCAGCAGGATGTTCTTGAATACCTCCATTGCTTCACCGGCCTTGGTGGCGTGCATCAGCTGCTCCATGTAGCGGTCGTAGCCGCCCTCCACGCTGCCCTGCAAATCCAGCATCTCGGCACGGTTCAGGTTGAACCAGAATTCCTCGACGCGCTGGTTACCATCGTAGTCGGTGTACTCAATCGTTTCCTTAACCATTTTTCTTCTCCTTTACAACTCCATTTTGATTTATGCGGCCTCGCCGTTCAGCAGAGCAATGACCTCATCCGGGGTGGGCAGAGTGCTCTCGGTGCTGTCAGTGCCGTACAGCTTGTCCTCCAGCTTCTTCAGCTTGGCGGCATCCAGCAGGGTGGAGTTGATGGTCATGTGCGCAGTGGGCTTGTAGCCAGTTACATTCACAGGGGTGGTCTCGCACTCCCAGCTGAAGGTCTCGGCGTCGGGGTTCTCGTTCACAGTCTCGTGGTTCTTGTCGGAGGGAGACGCGGTGCTGTTCCAGACGAGGTGAATGATGTAGCCCTTCTCCTGGTCTTCGTCCGTGCCAATCAGGCTGCGCCAGCTGAAGCCAAAGGGGCAGCGCTTCTGCTGGCCGATGCCGACACCGGGCATGACCTCGGCAGTACCGTCGCACTGCTCGAACTCGGGCGGGTAAGTAAACGCCTCGATGGTGTACTTGAAGTTCTCGGCTGCGCGGATGGAAGCATACTTGATGTTATCCGCATACAGGTCGTTGGCATCTGCGCCGTCAGGACTCTCGTTCACAGCAGTCAGGCCGTTCCAAGGAGCACCCTTGGTGTACTTGCCCTTCGCCATCGGGAACACAACGCCGTGGTCAACGCCCATGTGATACTGGCGTTCGCCGGTCTTATCCCATTCCAGTTTGCTCATTGAGTTACCTCCTCTTAGGTATTCATCGTAAATACGTCATGATATAAATTATCCGCAACAAAATGGCGGTCGTGCCTGCACTTATCCAAGCGAGACACGGCCGCCGTTATTTCGCTGTCCGGGCTTTTGTCGATTACTGTCACCGTATAACTCGGATGCTGGGTATAGATGTGCCCGTTGGCGTGTGTATTGCGGATTCGGTTCAGTTCATAGCGGATACAAGGGTATTCCATCCTCAGGCTTGCCGGAGGCTGGTAATAAAGATGTACTGCTCCGGCAGTTTCTTGCAGCACCCTCCGAAGAAGAGCATCCAGCTTCAGTCTCGGCTCACTCATGGTACAACCCTCCAAAGCTCAGAATCAGGCGCGGGTATTGCACCTTCACGTCCGTTATCCTCCACTTTGCTCCGCAAAATTCGGCGTATCTCATGGAGCCGAAATTCGCTTGGGCAAAAGGGTCTGCCACGATGCTCAGCCGGTTCGAGAACGTGATGTTGTCATTCACACCATCTCCGGCCTGCATCTGTCGGCCCCACTCCAGCACATCGCCGTAGTATTCGCGCTCCACGATTTGCTCCGTAAATACGCTGGGAGAAGTTTCTTCGGTCTCCTCTTCAAAGCCGATTTTTCCAAACCACTTTGCCATTTTGAAATATCTCCTTACTCGGCGCTTGCCGTCCAGGTCTTTGCGGCAGTGCCGTCATAGGTCTTTACGCCGGTGGCCTCTGCATAGGCGATGGGTGCGAAATAGTTCTTGCCATCGCATACCAGCAGGCGGCCCAGCATAAAGGCACGGCCAATGTCGGCGGCAGACACCTTCTTCTTGTGCTCTGCGTCGGTGTAGAGCTTGCCATCGGTGTGGCCATAGGCAATGTATGCGCCAACATGGACATCCTCGGTACGGTCATAGAACGGGTTGAGAGTCATATCAGGTTCTCCTTTCTTTCATCAGGCTGCATACTCGATGGCCATTGCACTGAACGGAGTGGTCAGTGCGCCGGAGCAGCGGGTCTCAATCAGGTACTTCTCGGCGTTGAAGTCAATGTCGAAGTCCTCGAACATGGCAACGGAGCCGCCCTTGTCGGCACCCACAGTGTAGTCGGCCAGATTGACAACAATGCCAATGAACTCGCCGCCGTTGGCACCCTTCATGCCTTCCATCTCGGGCACAGTCACGATGTTCTTCACACGCAGCTTACGGGCAAGTGCAGTCTCGTCTGCGTACAGAGGATGGCCGATGTTGTCCTCCAGCAGGAGCATCTCGGTCAGAATATCCTCGGTGGTGTAGAAGGTGGGGTTGCCGCTGCCCTTGTACTCCTTGCGGCTGCGCAGCACCTGCTTGATGACGGCCTTCATCTTGTCCTCGATGGTGGTCAGGCCAGCAGTAGAGACCTTCACCTTGATGGTAAACAGGTCGGCATCGTTGTAGACAGGACGGATGCAGTTCTCATCCACCTTGTCCTCGCTGGAAGCCATGCGGCCGTCACCGATGAGGATGGCTCGTGCAATCTCGCGGTCGAGCTTGCTCCGCATCTCTTTCTTCAACCATGCCACAACATCGAAGCTGGTAATGTCCACAATGTCGTCGCGGTCCATCTTCTGCTTCTTGTAGACAGTGGTAGGTGCAGTGGAGCGGCGCAGCAGACCAAAGACCTGCTCTTTCTTGAAGTTGCCCCTGATGTAACCCTTGGCACGGGCGTCCTCCTCGGTCAAATCAGCAAACATACTCTTGAAGCGGCTGAACGGAATGTGGTGGACAGCGCCCATGACCTTGGCAACCCAGTCATCCGGGGTATCAATGATGCGGGGCGGAGTGTCCAGAAGATGGTCTTCCGGGAACAGCCACTCCACATTGTCGATGCCGTGGGCAATAAAAGCATCGCTCATCTTGCCGCCGGCCTTCTTACCGTCCAGCACGGCTGCGTTCAGCTCGTCCATGCTGTGCGCCAGAACATTCTTGTCGTTGTCGAAAACATTGTGCTTCACGTTCGTATCCTCCTCTTCGCCTTCGCCGCCGTCACCGTCCTGCTCTTCCAGAGCCAGACCAACCAGTGCATGGCAGCACTCTTTCTGCTCGTCGGTCATACTGTTATACACTTCTTCAAGCGTCTTACCGTTGGTTTCTTCGGCCATTTTGCCGTCCTCCTTGTCGTTCTCGTCCGAGCCGTGGCTCGGCACTTCATCCAGAGGGTTGCCCTCAGGGTCCATGCCGTGCACGAGGCTCAGGGTGCCCTCGTCGTTATAGATAAAGGCATCACAGCCCTCATCGGCATCGTCGGCGCTGTGCTTCACCACTTCCTGAATCAGCGCACCCGGGTTGCAGCCTGCCAGCACGAGACTCAGCTCACGGATAACGCCATGCTTCACCACCTGTCCGGCCTTCTGCAAGCCGTTGGCCCAGATGGAAAAAGCATTCAAATCGCCGTTCTCCACGCACTTTTTGGCTGTCTGGCCGGTGGGCGTGTCGTTGAACTTGGCGTATGCGTATACGCCGCCCTTGCGGTTTTCCAGCAGCGCGTGGCCAATGACATTTTCCACATTGGAGTGGTCATGGTTGTACACCATCGGGACCACGCTGCCGTCGCAGCCCTTGAATGCATCCTCGGCAATGGTCAGACCATCGTAGCAGCGGGTATTGGCTTTCGTCGCCCAGCCGCTGCAATCGTAGTCAAATTTTGCCATTTTGATTTTCTCCCTTCCTTAGTTTTCTGTGACCATCCGCTCCACAGCTTCTCTTCCTCTCTCGCCGGGGTCACTGCGAATCTGTGCCGCCTGTTCCGCAGAGGGAGAAAGATTCTTGTTCAGCAGCTGGTCTGCCTTGGGGTCTTTACTGGGTTTCATCCCGATGACCTGCCGGAATTCATTCGAGGTCATGATTTCGTTGCGGGTGAACTTATCCGCCATCTCCGCCACAGTGCCAATCGGAGCCAGCTTGAACGGGTCACGGAAGAACAGGATGCTCTGTCGGTCTTTCCTGTCCTCTTCCGTCAGAAACTTTCGTTTCATCTCGTCCACGATGGCCGACAAAATCGGCTCAATGGTGCGGTTATAGTAGTTCGTCATGGCGGCATCGTCTGCCGTTCCGTTCATGATTTCCTGCGTAATGCCCAGCTGGCTGTAAAGCATGGTAGTCAGATACTCCACGCTTTTCAGGATGTTGTTTTCCAGACTCCGGTTCAGCTGTGTGATATGTTCGGTCGCATCCACATAGCCGATGCCGTAGCGCGAGCCTGCAAGCTGCTCCTCAAGGTCTTTCCGCCTCTGTGCCGCCTGCTGTTTTCGCGCGTCGCTCTTCACCACATAGGGCAGCTGGATAATGAGGTCGAGCTTTCCGCTTCCGGCCTGCTCATCCACCGCGTCCATGATGCGGAGCTTTCGGACAAGACGCTGCATCGTGGAGTTCGGTTCGTTCATCACCGAGTAAAACGGATTTTCAATCAGTGCCACCATCCGCTTCGGAAGCGTCACTTCTTCTTTCTGTCCGTTCTGCTCGTTGTAAAGCTCGACCCTTACGTGTTCGGGGTACCACTCCTTCACCTTGCCAACTCGCAGTGTCCCGATTTCGTAGCCTCCGCCCTGTGCATCGTCAAAGTCCACCGGGACCACCGCCGCCACACCTTCGTCCAACAGGCTCATAACAATGTCCTGCATGAGTCCGCGGCCCGTCTGGTCGATGTTGGCTTCAAGGTTCAGACATGAATTAAGGCCCGAGTCAATGACTGCATCAAAGCGGCCATTTTCGTCGAGCCTTACATGATTCACGGTAATTGCCGCAGCGTCCAGCGCAATGCGGTTGTAAATCGCGGTAATGATGGTGCGTTCGTTTCCGCCCGTCAGCCTTGGCCTGTCAGGACGGTAACTGTACCCGCCGCCGTACAGACGGGGAGGATCCCGGTTCAGAAACGCATTCCAGGCGTGTTTCAGTCTGGAGCTAAAGGATATTTTCATTTTTCCCTCCAGACCTTAACTGTCTTTCTTGTCGTCGTCTTTCTTCTGGCTGTTATTTTTCATGGGAAAAACAATGTTTGCCAGTTCGGGATTATGCAGCTGTTTTGTGATAAATTTATTTCCACCGTAGGTTCCGATGCCTGTCACGGCGTTTTTAAGGAGAGTTTTACCAGATTCCTTCATGATGTCGCCCACAAAGCTCTTTCCTTCGTAGACATCTTTCCGCAGCTGTTTAACATCCTTCTGGAGCTGAAGCCGCTCTTTTTCAAGTTTCAGCTCTCGATTAGGGTCATCTACCCGGACATCCGTCTTACCCATCAAGGTACGGTACTGGTCTTCCATCTGCATTCGCTGGATTCTCGCGCGAAGCTCCTCATCCGTATATGCACTGGCATCCTTTCCCGTCCGTCTTGGCGCATACTCCACTTTCTCAGTGTCTTTGCCTGCGTTGCCGTCGCCAGCATAATGCTTCTTGCCCGCAGGCGTCAGGGTGCCATCTTTATTCTGGTAGCGCCGCACACCCCACTTCATACCCTTTACACCCCAGTGGTAAAGTTCATCAGTGTACATCAGTAGTATTCACCTCCTCGTTTAATAGTCAGTCTTTCAGATAACAAAAAACGCACTAACGATTAAGCCAATGCGTTTTCTTACATGATAAAGTTTATGGAATAATATCCAAGATTGATTCGCACATTTTTCCAATTTCATTTGGATAGTAGTTATCGTTCAGTCCACGGTATTCGAGTTCATCCCCGACCCGCTCCTCGATGTCGGCCCATTCATCCGAAAATTCATTTAGTTTACTATAATCGTAATTGAGTCCTAGACTCCTTAGAAACTTGATTTGCTCATTCGTAAGCATTTCACGTCACCTCTTCGTGTATTTTCGGATTGCCGCACTTCCCGTTTTCCAAACAGTTGTAACGCATCCATTTTCTGGATTTACATTTACAGTAGCATACTGACCAACAAATCGTTGACTCGGCTGCCCTTTTTCATTGTATCGCATTTCTATTTTATCAGCATTCAACGGCTTTTGCAATGCGTCAACTATGCCTTCCAGAGTTACTTGCCGAGTCGGTTCCTGGGTTCGATCCAACGCATGTAGCGATAATCCTTTTACCAGTACACTATTCGATGCGTAGAAAGATTTTCTAAATCTTCTTGCAGCTCTTGCCTCAATCGAATATCGGTCGTGTGCCAGTTGTTCTTTCGTTCGTCGAACACCCCACTTCATACCCTTGATACCATAATGGTACAGCTCCGTGGGGTTCTCCCATCTCCACATTATATTGCTCTTTCTCATGCTGCTATTGCCAATCCCTTCTTCTTGCTGTATCATAGAATTACAAAAGTATGAGGAGGTTCCTAATCATGGCTGACAGCGATGTGCTTTCTACGCAGAATAACAGCTGCACCCTTACCCCTACCGATGTTGTATACGATTTTGGTGATATATCACGCTTCCGAAAAATTGAATTTCCAGAAGAGGCAGGAATTACAGCTAATTCGCTGATTCAGCTTTTTCCTGACCTCGCTGCTTCCAAAGCGCTCTCCCAGACTTATGTGCTCAGCTTTCCGCGCGGCATTCAAGGTACGCTCATGGAACTGAAGCGGGGTGGCTTATCCACAGTGATGGTTGATACATCCGGTCACTTTACGGGGACAGCATCGCTCCACCCAATAGACCCTGCCGCCCTCGCCATGTTCCAGACGTTCCGTATCGCTTCTTTTGCTACCGGGCAGTATTTCCTCGCCGATATTTCTTCCAAAATGTCCGAGATGAATCGAAAGCTCGATGAGGTCATGGCATTTCTCCAGGCATCCAAACGAACCGAGCTTGCTTCAGAATTTACTTTCGTAAAATATGCGCTGGAAAACTATTCAACTATTATGCTTAGTGACCCCCAGCGCACCGCCACGATTGGAAACCTTCAGCGGTCAAAAATCAGAGCCATTGCCGATATGGATTTCTACACTACCGAATTGGAACGTCATACTTCCGCCAAGGATGCACTCAAAGAGCCTCAATCAGTCGTTACGGCAAAGCGAAACTTTGACCTCGCATCTCAGCTCTATGCTATTAGCACCGTTATGGAAGCCTACTATGCACAGAACTGGAATGAGTGCTACATCAATAATATCTGTGAAGAGTCCAAACAGCTCTTGGGACGGTCGAAGAACTTGGTTTCAAATACACTTAGCCCCTATGCAAGAGACATTCGAGATGCTAATGCAAAGAAAAATACAAGCAAAATAACTCAAAAGCAAAAAGACATTCTTGTTCCATTTACTGAAAGTGAACAGAAAATCCTTGAAATAGCAGATGAACTTGCCAACCAGATTCAGCATCCTCTTGTCAACACGATTGAAAATGCACTCCGCCAACCGTCCAAAAAATCGGAACTCTACTTATCAAATGGAGCGGTCTATCAAAAGATTTGCTAAGCACAAACCAAAAAAAACGCCAGCGTATCATGCATCTGCACAATACACTGGCGTCATATTTTTATGTTTCTTAAAGTCTTATCCGGCCTTCGGCGTGAGCCACTGCTTTACAGTATCCACATCGACTTTGCTTGCTTTTGCAATTTGTTCAATGGACACTCCCTGTTCGTAAAGACTCTGAGCCATCTCGACGGCCATTTCTTCTCTGCCCTCGGCTCTACTTTCATCTCTCAGCTCTTCCATTGCTCTGCACATAACACCAACTCCTTTCGGATTCTCTTTGAGGTATCGTGTCCGCTCTGCCATCAGCTCAAAATTCATGTCTTCAGCTCTTGTACAGTTGAAGTCGTGCATCAATCTGCCAATGTCGGAGTCTCCACGGTATTTGCCGTTCACGTACAGGATATGCGCTCCATCACCAAACGGCTGACCAAGCGTCAGATTCATGTTCTGGATAACATACACAGGCTCGCCTGCCTTGTAATAGTCATTTTCCGTGATGAAAATAATATAGCTGTCCGGCAGTTCCCGATATTCCTGCTTCTCATCCAGATTCTCTACATCCAGAGCACTGGAATGGTATCTTGCCCGGTGTGGGTCAGCGCCATTATCTGCACGCTGTATCTCAATGTCATACTTCTTTCCAGCATCATCCGTGGCGTATGCATCAAGACAAATCGACCTTGCTCCAGTTACCCGTTTGAGGTCAGCCTGTGTCTCACACTTCACCAGTGTCAAATCGGGCTTTCCAACAATGATGCGGAGCACTAGTTCTGCCAGAGGGATGTTATCCTTGAACAGGCCTCTCATGAATGTGTCGTCAATGGGACGAAATCCACGCAGTCGCTCGAGGTCTTCCCGGTGCCGCCGCTCTTTCTTCTGAGCTTCTGTTTCCTGCATCTGGCCTCACCTCCTGTTCTGTGATACTATTTTATCATAGCTCAGTCGGTTTATCAAGCGTCACTCAAAACTCTCCCGGTTCAGCTTCCATGCCACGTAAGCATCCATCAGGGCTGCCACCGCATCGATTTTCTTATCATGCCGCTGCTTGTAGAGCTTCCGGTTGCCGTTGGTGTCCTCCAGCGTGATGCAGTTGCCCATTGCAAATTCCATCAGCTTTTCGTCGAACAACAGCTTTCTCTGCTCGCTCAGCTTCTTCAGCTCACCCAGCGGCACGCTTTCGGTTCTTGCGCCCTGAATGACTTTCTCTATGCCGTAGGGGCCGTTCTCCTGCGCCCACCGCTCCACGAATTCCTTTGCGTTGTAAGGGTCGTAACCAAAGGCACGCACGTCATACTCGCTTTCCTGTATGTAGGCATCGAGGTCGTCGTATACCTGCATCATGTCCAGCACAGTGCCGTCGAACACCTGCAAGCTTCCCTCCTGCATGAATTCCTCGTACTTCTGCCGCATCGCAAGCGGAAGTTGAGAAAGTGTGTAGCTCGAAATGTAATTCCGCGTTTTCACGCCAAAATATCCATTTGTCAGCGGGAACAGGAAGTCAAACGAACAGAAGTCGTCGCCCAGAGACAGGTCAGCGCCCATCGCGCACGGCATCTGCCAGAAATCTCTGTGCCTGTGCCGCAGTGTCTCTTCGTACGGGAAGAAGTAGGTGTACCCCTCCATCGGCAGATTGAAGCGTTTTGCCAGAATGTCATTCCGTGCACCGGGCGAATTTTCTGCACGCTCCACATCCAGCTGGTAAGTCTCATAGCTTACGGTCTGCCCGAGGTTCGGGTTTGCCTTCAGCCACATCTCCGGCTTGCCAACTTCGTCGATGGAATCCAGCTTGTAGTACCAGATGGAGACATGAGGGTTGACGTACTCGCCCTTCAAGATTTCCATCAATTCCATTTTGATAGTATCGCCGCATCCGTTTCGGACAGTGCCTTCCGAACTTGCCGCCACAATGAGATAATCATCGTTCTTGGCCGCGCCCTGCTCAATGGCACCAATCGGGTCTTCCCGAATGTCGCACGAAAGCCACTCGTCCACCGTTGCCACACGGTCTCTTCGACCCTGCAGCTTCTCGATGGTCATCGGGCGGATTTCCAGCAGGGAACCCGTCAGGAAATTCTCGATGCCCTTCTTGGTGGAAGCCATCTTCACGCGGTCGCTCTTTGCGCCGGTCGTGTTCTGGAGACTTCCCATCGTCAAGAACTTAAAAACAGGTCCTCTCGCCCGCGCCAGTGCTGTCCGGAACGGTGAGAGAACTTCTTCTGCCTGTTTCATGGTCGGAGCGGTCGTTACCTGCTGCGTTGTGCTGCGGTCAACTGTCATAAAATAGGCTTGCAGGCACTCCAGATACATGGTCTTTGCCGCCGCACGAGTGATAATCAGATACTGTTTTGTAACGAGGCGCTTCTTGATACGCCGCCGCTCGTAATGGCCGCCATGCCCTTCGGGATTCGGCACATAGACACTGCGCTCCACAAAGTAGTACCAGCCAAATATCTCTTCTGCCCAGAGCTTAAAACTGTCCAGCAGCTTCAAATCACTGCCGTCTGTCAGTGTCAGCTCCCGTTCACAGAACTTGATAAAACCATTTACTGCTTTGTCATCATAGTAGACACCCGGATTTGCAATGAGGTCATCAATGCGGTTCATCTCCATCGAGATTTCGCGGCATACCGGTATTTCACCACGCATCACGGCCTCTCGAAAACGGCCGTAGTAAATGGGCGTGGCCGTATTTGAGAGTGCCATAGGTCAGTCTCCTTCTTTTGCCTGCACCGTTACGCTGAATACTTTCTTTGCTCCAGACGGCAATGTCGCTTCAATGTCGGCTTGTCCCTCGGCGACGCCCTTCACCGTGATAATATCCTCGGCAAACTCAGCTGTCGCCGCATCTCCGCTCGTGGTAAGTGTCAGGCTGGTGCCGCTGTTCGCACCCTCCGGCAGATAGGTCACATGGCCAGTCAGAGTCTCGCCCACACTGACTTCCAGAGTCTCTTTGTCCCACTCGATGGCGAAATCCAGAGCGTCGGACGCATCTGTATAGTCTCGCTCTTGGGTCATCAGCGTGCAATGGAATGCCTTGATGGTTGCTTCAAGCCCCGGGGCAAGGCCGGTGTTGACGATTTCAACTCCGATGCTGCCGTAAGGCCCAATCAGCTTATTGGTATAGAATACCCGTTTGATATGGGTGTTGGAGCCGGTCGGACACCAGATGATGTCATTCACGCCATCGATTCGGATGCCAACAGCCTTTGGATATTTGCCTGCATATTCCGCAGACGAATAAACGCCCATGTCAATCATAGCTTCGAGGAAGATATAATTGATTTGCTGGTTGTTGTAGCGCAGACTGGGCACGACACAGCGCAGGGCGCCTTTCGTCCGGACCTCATTGGAATAAAGATTCGGATACATGGTCTCCAGTACGCTGGTGCTGAGGGCTTTGTTATAAACCCGGCAGTCATAGACCTTGCCCTTCATCTTGTTATTGCCTGCCAGCGTGGGTGTGGTCATGTTCTCACCGATGTGCAGAGTCCCGTCAAACGTACTGGTTGCATTTTCACCAGTCAGTTCGGCCAACTTCTGCATATTGAAGTCATATACACTCAGCACACCGTTTTTGCGGATGCAGATGACTCCAATATCCTGATTGCAGTATCCAAAGTACGAGTTCAGAATCGTAGCTGCACCCGGATACTTCCAGCAGTTGCGGAAATTGACGAAGCCGCCTGTGGGGATATTCGCCATATCGTTGCCTGCAACCAGAGACAAACCAATATCGAAACCGGGGCTTTTCTTCGTATCTGCGGTATAGTTCATCGAACTCAGTACCGGGATAAAGTTGAAGTTGGTCAGTCCTTCATTGTGGTAATTGTCCAGCCGGAAGTTGGCAATCACTGTCCAGTCGTCACTGCCCTTGAACAGTTGTACACCGGTGTCGATGCCGAATGTGCCATCAAAGGTGACAGCGCCCGCATCGGCATCATAGTGGGTATCTGTAGAAATATCATAGACCGGGGTATCCTCTTCCGTACTGTCACCGCTGGCAAAAATCTTGTCATACAGCAGCATCGACACTTCGCCATCGCTCAAAGCGCGGTTGAACAGCTGGAACGTCTGCATCTTGCCCCAAAGTGCGTAAGTATTGCCTTCGGCATCGAAGTAATTCTCCGTGCGCCGATGAACAAAGTACCTTCAAAGCCAGCAAAAGCGTCTTCATCTTCATTGATGGTATAGCTGAGGAAATTCTCCGTCAGGACGGATGCATCCGTCCCCTGCCGCATCGTCCAGAACTGAATCTCACTGCCCTTGCGCCGCACCAGCATCTGCATGGCCCGCATGGTCAGTTTGTCTTTGGAGTCCAGTGCAATTACATACTGCTTGCGCTTGAATGCCGTTGCGACATTCGCCCACTGGCCGCCAACCGTCATGCGATAAGACGCTGCGTTTGCCCCCCCCCACACCTGCCGCATTATACACCGTAAACAGCGGCATGATGGGCGATTTGCCTGCCGCAATTTCCGTAGAACCACTGCCCTCGAACTTGAGAAAAATCGTAAAGTCTCCGCCATCTTTCAGCAGCTGGATGCCGGTGTCGATATAGTTCGGGGCAGCAGGGCCGCCGAAGGTATAGCCATTTTCTGTGCTATAACCGTCAGCAGTGGCAATGTCATAGGCAGTATCAGTCGGCTTTTCGACCGTTTCGGGAATATCGTAGCTGGTCAGGACAGCATAGCCATTCACAACCTTGGCCTGTTCGTTTTCGAGCACCATGCGGGAAGGGTCATATAACGCAGTCCGGGTCTCCGGGAATCGTGCACGGGAGTTGTTAGGGATGAAGTTTGCGTTGTCAAATCCGCACTTATATGCACTCTGCATATCGTCCAGAACCACATCACCCGCAAAAGTATTGCTGTTAAAGTACGGATAAATCCCATCATTATTCTCGAAACGAATGCCATTTTTGAACGTACAGAACAAAAAGTGCGTATCGATGACATGGGGCTGGCCGGTGCGCATAGTGTTGCCGGTAAAGACAAAGGGGCAGTTGTACTCGCCCTTGAACTGCACATAGCTCTGACGAGGCACATAGGCGACGCCCATTGTGTTGTTAGCAAACACGATAGGTTCGTTGTCATCATTGGGGAAGGTGTCGTCCGCATCGCGGTAGTAGTTGCGATAGATGAAGTTGACGGAGTTGATGACGCGCACCTGAAGCTTGTAGCTCAGATGATACTTTTCTTCCATCAGGCGGCAGTTTTCCTCGGTCTGGGCGGCACCCTGTCCGGTGATGCTGTTGCCAATACAGGGGTTCCACACAGGGCCTTCAATGCTGGATTCCACGCAGTCCTCAAAGACGTTGTTTTCGCAGATAAAGTGCCATTTTTTCGGGGCAGCTCTTGTACCGGCACCGCCCAGCAGACCTGCACAGCCCAAACCACGCTGGTTTTCCGGGAAGCTGTTGATGAACTCTTCCGGCAGATAGCCAAGGCCGCAGCCGATAAACTGGTTGTCGCACACCCTGCCTTTGACTTTCGGGTACTGCTGCTGAACAGCATACACGCAGATGCCGCCGTATGCATTCAGGTAGAAGGTATTGCCCGTAATCTCCGCATAGCCGTTCGGCTTGTAGCTGTTCCAGTGGATGCAGGCGTTTCCTTTGACCTGCGTAAAGAAATTGTTTTTAATGTAGAGATTATGAACGCTGCGCGGCAGGATGGCTTGTCCGGTAACATCCGTAGGCCGTCCATTATTCACGGACGGATTGTACCAGATGTCGTTAAAGATGCAGCGCTCAATCCAGATGTTTTCACACCATGTCTCGGTGCCGTCGTCGTTTTTCTTCTCGCGCAGACGGATGCCACAAGTCCACACGTCGGGGTCATCGTTGCAGTTGATGCCTTCCCAAGTGCAGTGCTCAAACCGGATGTTCTTGCAGCCCGCGACCTCAATGCGCTGGCCCTTGTAAAAGACGATGTTCTGCACGGTCAAATTTTCCACACCGGTGATGGTGATAGATAGATACTTGTACTTTTTGTTGCCGCCATCCACTACTGCGTTACTCTGATTCAGAGCGGCAGTCAGGGCATCGGTGTCGTCCGTCTCACCGTCACCAGCTGCTCTGGGGATGCCGACAATAACCGTGCTTATCTGCTCGGCTTTTTCAGATCGGAAGAGCAC